CAGGTAAATCGACAAAGATTATTATTGTTTCGACACCAAATGGATTAAATCTATTCTACAAACTGTGGATGGATGCAATAAACAATAGAAATAACTATGCAACTTTTGAAATTCACTGGTCAATGGTACCAGGAAGAGACGATAAGTGGCGAGAAGAAACAATACGCAATACTTCAGAAAGACAATTCGCACAAGAATTTGAAACTGAATTCTTAGGTTCTGCTGATACTCTCATATCTGGTTCCAAACTTCAATCTCTTTCATACAATGATCCAATTGAACGCAAAAAGATTGCAGGAGATAATATTCTTGACATTTATGAGCAACCTATCAAAGGTGACGAGAATATTACATTAGACCATATCTATGCAATATGCGTTGACGTAGCAGAAGGAAAGAATCAAGATTGTTCTGCATTTTCAGTATTTGATATATCTGCAACTCCATATAAACAGGTTGCAAAATATGCAGACTCACTAATCTCTCCAATATTATATCCTACTGTCATTTATAACACAGCAAAATACTACAATGATGCTTATGTTCTAGTAGAAGTGAATAATACTCCACAAGTAGCAGAAATACTACATACTGATTTAGAATATGAAAATCTTTTAAAGGTACAGACAGGCAATAAAAAAGCACAACAAATCTCTGCTGGTTTCGGCAGAGGTGTTCAAATGGGTGTTAAAATGTCTCCTATGGTGAAGCGCATAGGATGTTACAATCTTAAAACCTTAGTTGAATCAAATAAATTGATGACAAGTGATTTCGATACAATATCAGAATTATCATCATTTATTTCAGATGGGTCATCTTGGGCAGCAGAAGAAGGAAAAACAGATGACTTAGTTATGACAATGGTATTATTTTCATGGTTATCAACTCAAAAATATTTTAGAGATTTGGTAAATCATGATTTAAGAAAACAGCTTCAACTTGAAAAATTGAATCAAATAGATGATGAGATGATACCTGCGCCAATAGTTGATGATGGATTAGATGTTCCTTTTATTCTTGATGGTGGTGATGTGTGGGTAACTGGGAATCCGAATGATGTATTTGCGGAATACTTTAAAAAATTATGAGAACTAATAAAATCTAAATAAAGAGTATAGTCCTTTATACCTGCCAAATTATTATAAAACAAGGAGAAAAAGATGGCAATTCAGTGATCTCCAGGCGTAAGTGTAGCTGAAGTCGACCTGACAACAGTTGTTCCTTCAGTTAGTTCAACAACTGGTGCATTTGCGGGAAGATTCAATTGGGGTCCAGCAGATGAAATAAAAGTAGTTGATAGCGAAATTACTTTAGTAAACACCTTTGCACCCGCCGGTCCAGATTCAAATACAGCATCAAATTTCTTTACATGTGCTAGTTTCCTAGCATATGGTAATGACCTTCGTGTTGTTCGTGTTGTTTCAAATACGACATATAACGCAGATGCAAATAATTCAAACTCTGTTGTTGTTGCTAATGAAGATGTTTATGCTGCATTATATTCAGTAGACAACGGCAATGCTTACGGTGCTTTCGCTGGAAAATATCCAGGAGAATTAGGAAACTCATTACAAGTAGATGTTTTTGATGGAGATTCTACAGATTTTTCCACAGCAACATTTGCATCAGGAGGAATAACAAGAAATTGGTCCTCTATTGTAAGTAGTGCTCCAGGAACATCCTCATATGCTGCAAGTCGCGGTTCGTCAAACGATGAATTTCATATTGTAGTCTCGGATGCAGATGGATTATTTTCTGGAACAAAAGGAACAATTCTAGAAGTATTCTCATATGTTTCTAAAGCAAGTGATGCTATAGATTCTATTTCTGGTTCTTCCGTATACTACAAGACAGTTCTAGCAAATCAATCAAACTATGCTTATGCTATGGACCATGTTGATTATACAATAACAAATTCTACATGGGGCAAACCTGCTGCTGTAGTTGCAGGAGCATATACAAGAACTCTTAGTGCAGCAACAACCATTTCACTAGGTGGTGGATTGGATACCGAAGTTCAAAATGCTAATATTCAATCAGGATATGACTTATTTGCAAATAAAGAAGTTGTAGATATTTCTTTGGTACTTACTGCCGCACATAGCACAACAATCCAACAATATGTAATTGATAATCTTGTCACAGGCGCAGGAAGTTTAGTAGGACGTTCTGGAGATGCTATTGCATTCATATCTCCTCCATATTCGTCTGTAGTAAATAACTCTGGTAGTGAGACAGATGATATTAAGACATGGTTAAATACTCTTGCTCGTTCATCATCGTATGCTGTTGTTGATAGTGGATGGAAGTACATGTATGACAAGTACAACGGAATTTATCGTTGGGTTCCACTAAATGGTGATATTGCTGGTCTTTGTGTATATACAGACGCAACCCGCGATCCATGGTATTCACCAGCAGGATTCAATCGCGGCGCAATCAAGAATGTTGTTAAACTAGCATGGAATCCAAACCAAACAGCAAGAGATATTCTATATCCATTAGGTGTCAATCCTGTAGTTACCTTTCCAGGTAACGGAACAGTCCTATATGGAGATAAAACTCTACAAGCAAAACCTTCAGCATTTGACAGAATCAATGTTCGTAGATTGTTTATTGTTCTAGAAAAAGCAATTGCGATTGCTGCAAAATACTCTCTATTCGAATTCAATGATTCGTTCACTCGCGCTCAATTCGTTGCACTAGTAACACCATTCTTGCGTGATGTTAAAGGACGCAGAGGCATTTATGACTTCCGTGTTGTTTGCGATGAAACAAACAACACTCCATTAGTCATTGATAAGAATCAGTTTGTTGGTGATATCTACATTAAACCTGCTCGTTCTATCAACTTCATTAAACTGAACTTCATTGCAGTAGGAACTGGAGTTCAATTCTCTGAAGTTACAGGTGCTATCTAAATACAATAAAGGAACAAGGAGAAAAGAATGGCATTCAATGTAGCAGAATTTAGAGCGAATATGTTGGGGGACGGTGCTCGTCCTAATCTATTCGCCGTAACTCTAGTGTTTCCAACATTTGTGACAGGTGGTTCGGTGGCTGGTAGCAAGACAACATTTCTGGCGAAAGCAGCACAACTTCCAGGTTCATCTGTAACAGCGGTTCCTATGTACTATTTTGGTCGTGAACTGAAGTTTGCAGGAAACAGAACCTTTGGTGATTGGACATTAACAGTCATCAATGATGAAGATTTTAGTATTAGAAATGCTCTTGAAAATTGGTCAAACAACATCAATAGCCATGTTGCTAACGTAAGAGCAGGTAATGCTAGGTCGCCGAATCAGTATACTGTAGATGCTACAGTTGACCAATATGGTAAGTCTGGTGATATCATCAAGTCTTACAAATTTGTTGGAATATTCCCTGTTGATATTGCTCCAATCGAACTAGATTGGGGTTCAAATGATAGCATTGAAGAATATAGTGCTACATTTGCATATCAATGGTGGGAATCAGCAACAACAACCTAAGTTGATTTATATTTTGCAAAGAGGAGTCTTCGGACTCCTCAACTTGATTACATAATGTAGGAGAAACATTTTGGCACTAAGTTTATTTGGTTTTAGTATATCAAGACAGAAGGCTGAGGAAGAACAATCAGTCCAGCAGTCGTTCGCCGTCCCAAATAGTGATGATGGCGCATTAACCATTACGTCGGCAGCATACTATGGAACATATGTTGACTTAGACGGTACAGCAAAGAATGAAGTAGAATTGATTTCTCGTTATCGTGAAATGGCAATGCAACCAGAAATTGAATCTGCTATTGACGATATCGTAAGTGAATCGATTGTTCAAAATGATGATGGTAGAAATATCAAACTCATTCTTGATGATTTAAAACAACCAGATAAAATCAAAAACGCAATCACACAAGAATTCAATAATGTTCTGCGTCTATTGAATTATAACAATATGGCGCATGATATATTCAGAAGATATTATATCGATGGAAGATTATTCTATCATATTATAGTTGATAGAGATAATCCAACAGCAGGCATTCAAGAACTTCGATATGTTGACCCAAGAAAGATTCGTAAGGTCAGAGAAATAAAGAAGAAGAAAGACGAAAGAACTGGCGTTGATATCATGAATGTAATTAACGAATATTACATTTTCAATGACAAAGCAATCTCAGGTTCACAATCAAACTATGGTCCAGTTGGTGTTCGTATCACTAAAGATGCTATCATTAATGTCAATTCTGGACTAATGGACTCGCGTAGAGCAGTTGTATTATCTTATCTACACAAAGCAATCAAACCTCTCAATCAGTTACGCATGATTGAAGATGCTACAGTCATTTATCGAATCTCAAGAGCCCCAGAACGTAGAATATTCTACATTGACGTAGGCAACTTACCAAAACTAAAAGCAGAACAATATCTGCGTGATATCATGGTCAAGTATAAGAACAAACTTGTCTATGACGCAAACACAGGTGAAGTTCGTGATGACCGTAAGTTCCTATCAATGATGGAAGATTTCTGGTTACCTCGTAGAGATGGAGGTAAAGGTACTGAAATTCAAACATTACCTGGTGGTCAAAATCTAGGCGAATTAGAAGACGTTAAGTATTTTGAAAAGAAACTATACAAAGCATTAAACGTTCCTATTTCAAGACTGGAATCTTCACAAGGATTTACAATTGGTCGTTCATCAGAAATCACTAGAGACGAATTAAAGTTCTCAAAATTCATTGATAGATTACGCAATAAGTTTTCTGATTTATTCGACCAAGCATTAAGAGTACAATGTGTATTAAAAGGTATTTGTACTGATGAAGAATATGATGAATTCAAAGAACATCTTTTCTTTGACTTCATTAAAGATAATAACTTTGCTGAATTAAAAGAAGCGGAGTTAATGAAAGAAAGACTTGCATTATTACAAGAAATCGATCCATATACTGGTCGTTATTTCTCAATGAATTGGATTCGTAGAAATGTTCTAAGATTGTCCGATGAAGAAATGCAAGCAATTGATAACGAAATCGCAAAAGAAAGAGGTGCAGGTCTTGATGTTCCTACAGAAGTAATGAATTCAGTATTGCAACAGCAAATGATGAATGCATTACAGCAAGACCAACAAGCACAACCAGAACAAGGCGTTTCTGTTGTAAAGAAGACAGAAAGAAAAACTCCT